TTCCGTTGAAATGTTCTACGGGGCGCTAACAAGCCAAACCGAAGCGCAAGTGCTGGAAAGTTCGACCGCGCTTGGGGTGTACAACGCAGCGAAAGACGAATGGGAAGTTGTGCAATTTGCCAACGCCGATCTACAGCCGGACGGCACGTATAACGTTAGCGCGTTGCTGCGGGGCCAGCTTGGCACCGAACACGCAATGGGCGAACCCGACGTGCCCACAGGTGCCCCGGTTGTTGTGCTTGAGCCGAACTTACTTACCGCGCTCAACGTGTCTTTCGAACAAGCGGGCGTCGAAAACACGTATCGGTACGGGCCGTCGCGCTATTCGGTAGACGACGATACGTACAAAGAAACCACGTTTGAAGGCAAGCGGGTCGGACTTCGCCCGTACTCGCCTGTGCAAGTTCAACTGTCGCAGAATGGCAGTAACCAAGACCTTACTGTTAGTTGGATACGGCGAACGCGCTTCGGTGGCGACAGTTGGGAACTAGAAGAAATCCCGCTTAACGAAGAAGTCGAGAAATACCGGCTTGAGATTTACGACGGCGCAAGCATCGTACGCACGGTCGAAGTTACTTCGCCCGAATACGTATATACCGCCGCAGATCAAACCGCCGATTTTGGCAGCACGCAAACAACGCTAACCCTTGACGTGGCGCAATTTGGTTCGTACTTCGGCGGGTACGGTATCAAACGGTCGGGCACGTACGCAGTAACACAGGTGACATAATGGCAAAATCGGCAAAACTGGCCCTTGATTATCTCGACGCAAGCCAAGCGCAAAAACACGTAACCGTCAACAAGGCAATCAAGGCGTACGACGCACTTGTGCAGCTTTCGGCTATCGACGTCGGACTTTCGGTGCCACCAAACGGCCCGAACGCAGGCGACGTATACACGGTCGGGTCCGGCGCTTCTGGCGTGTGGGCAGGCCAAGACGATAACGTTGCATACTACGACGGCACAGCTTGGGTATTCTACACGCCGCTTGCCGGGTGGTTGGTATACGCACAGGACGAAGACTTGTTCTACCGCTACAACGGCGGTTGGGACGTCGCCCCTGTCGAAAATACGTTCGATCAATTGGGCGTCGGCGGCGCTACGCCAGACGGTACAAACAAGTTTGCCTTCTACGGCACAAATATGCTTTTCAATTCGGGCGGCTCTATTGACGCTACGTTCAACAAGGACGGCGCGGGCGACGACGCAAGCTTTAGCTTTAAGCAAGGCTTCGCGGCAAAAGCCCTTATGGGATTGCTTGGCAACAACGACTTTACGCTTAAGGTTGGTGCCGGGTTCAATACGGCGCTTGTCGCGGACGAAGCTACGGGCCGCGTGTCTTTTCCGAATGGTGGCGGTGCGCCGAATATATGTCAACTTCGGAACAACGACACTACAACAGATATCAACACAGCTTCTTACACAGACGTGCCGCTAAACGGCGTAGAAGACGTGCGAGATATTGCATGGTTTACGCGAAGCGGTAATGGCGTTCAATGCAACAAAGCTGGACGCGTGCGCGTAACTGCGTCCGTACGCGGCACAAGTACCGTACAACGCGGCGCGTTCGCACTCGCCGTCGCGGTCAATGGTACTGCACTTCCCGGCGCGGGCCAATCAAGCTATATGCGCGGGAATGGCACGTTCGACGGAACAAGCTATATCACGCGATGGGTTGATGTTGCCGCTTCGGACGTTATCACTATTCAGTCTGTACAGGCTGGCGTTGCGGGCGTGATTACAATGCTGGACGGCGACGGCATTTTGATCGTAGAGCAATGGTAATAGGGCTTGCCCGATCAAGGCCCCTAATCGACCTTGCCCCAAGAGGGGCCGCGTTCGGCGTCTACGAATACAGGTACGCGCAGTTCTACGGCCCCTTCCATCGTATGTTGAATGAACTCAAACGCTTCGCGCATTTGCGGGCTATCGTCGCGCACGCTAAAGTCAAGTTCGTCGTGAACCGTTAGCCGGGGCACGCCGGTATAGTCGAAGACCCCGCTACGCAGGCACTTGAGCATACCCGTTTTCATAATGTCGGGTTCACTTGATTGAAACTTGTAGTTAACCCCGCGATACTCATACGCGCGTTTGATCCATGAACCATATTCGGCAAGGGCTTGGTCGTGTGGCAGGGCTGGCCCCCATTCGCCCCACATGGCAGGTTCCCACAGATTAAACCGGCACCGCCGACCAAGTACCGAAGTTGTGTAGCCGTATAGCTGCACTTCTTCGCCTATCATTTTCATTGTCGGTTTGACGTAGGGTGCGCCCTTAAAGTACGCTTCGAAGAACCCTTTGGCCTGTGCTTCTGTAAACGCGCCGCCAAAGTATGCCGCCGTCTTGAGCATTAGCGATTTAAGCGATTGCCCGTACAATAGGCCGAAGTTAACGTTTTTGATCGGACGGCGCACGAATGCGTTGTGCTTGTCGTCGGACGTGTCCCAACCCATTAGCGGGGCTACGGCCTCAAGTACGTCTTGGTGGTAATCCGTCTTCTTATCGTTGCGGTAGCGTTCCCGCAGTTCGTCGGACCCCGGCCCTACGGCGTAGTGCGCAAGGATACGATAGTGAATTTGCGAGTAGTCCAGCTTAAGCCAATGGCTATGCCCCGGATCGGGCACGAAGCATTCGCGTACGCGTTTGCCTAGTTTGGTGCGCGACGGAATGTTTTGCAAATTGGGGTCACTCGACGCGAAGCGGCCTACCATAGTTCCGTTTTCGTCGCCCTTGAGCGGGTGAAACTGCGGAAATATCTTGCCGCCTACGTTCTTGTCGAGAATGTAGGACTTGATAAACGTACCGCACAGCTTTTCGCGTTCGCGTAGATCGCGGACAAGTTCGCCTAACGGGTGGTCAAGCGCGGCTAACCACTCTTTCTGCACGCTTGGGTTGCCCGCTTCGGTCTTAGGCGTTTCGATACCTACGTGCTTAAACAGTGCCCCTAGCTGTGTGCTGTGCGTGCTAGAAATGCCGTAACCGTATTCAGACTTAATGCGGGCGAACAACTCGCCTATCTCGCCTTGCATGTCGTCGTACAAGCGCTGCGCGGTCGGTATATCGACGCTTACGCCTTCAAGGCGCATACGCACTAGCAGGGGCATTAGATCGCACTCTAGGCGGTACACAGTGCCTAGCCCCTGTCGCCACATTTCTTCGCGCTGATACTTAATAATGCTCAACGGTTGGTCGGCGTCGTCTTCGGCGTAATGCCCGACAAGTCGCGGGGGTGTTCGGTAGATATCGCCGCGCCGTTCCGACTTCGGCGTATTCGGGTAAGCCTGTCGTTGCCATTCGTACATAAGATCGGTTGTTTTGCCGACCCCAAGATACTTTCGGCTTAGGTGGTCTAGCCCAACAAACGCTTCTTCGTCGATAAGCGCTTCGGCAAACTGTACGTCGTGCAGCTCGCCTTGCACGTAAATGTCTTCGGTCGTTAGCCAACCAAGATCGTACAGGCCGTTTGCAAACACTTTCGGTATAGGCGTGTGGAAAGCGTCACGACAAAATCCAAATACCCCGCGCGGGTCAAGGTTATCGTGCCCCTCTACTTCGTGCCTCACGGGAAAGTACCACTTGCCGCGTTGCCCGTCTGCGGCTTCTGCGGCCAACGACACGCCTACGATATGTCCCTTGCCTCTAGCCCAACCGGGGCCGTTCGCAAAGTCGGTTTCCTTTGTCTCGACGTCAATTGCTAAGACAACTGCGGCGGATAGGTTAGGGAATTCCGTTGGACGGGTCCAGCCGGTAGCAGGCACCGGGGGCAGTACCCCAAGTGCAGCCCGCTTGCGCGGCACAAGTTCTACGTCGTCAAAGAACACGTTAACCGGACCTTTGCACAATTGCGCCGCGCGTGTTGTCGCCAAAGAAATACGATATCCCGCGCCCGTTCCCTACGAAGTCGAACCGGGTAGCTATCGCCTTCACAGACAAAAGACCCTTAGCCCCGTAGCACAGACCGGGCGGCACGCCCTTGAGCGCGTAGGTAGCCCCTGCGGCGTCGCTATGGTGCGACGCTAGGTGGCCGTCCTTGGTGTATATAGCCCCGTCACGGCTGTGCCCTGCGACGGCCTCTACAGCTTCGAAGAAAGCCGGGGGAACGTCGGGCGTGTTGTACGGATCGCCGCCGTTGATAATACTCGACACGTCGGGCCAAGGTTCGGCGTAAAGCTGCGTTTTGAACCACGCCCCGTTGTCGTAATGGAATGTCACAGATCGGTCGGACACGCCAATGCCCACAAGCGGTTGCTTGATCCTGCACAGGGCCGTTACGGCTTGCTTTGGTATGGCTAGGCCGTCCGGTAGGTTAATGCCGTGCCAGAATTCGACCATAACCGTACGGTCGGTTGCAATCATGCTATTGTTGTTGAGCAACAAGCTTGCTTCGACGGTAGTTGCCCCGGTGCCTGACACAAGCGGGTTGAGCATTTCGAAGCCTTCGCGGATAACGTCGCTAATCGTACCCGCCCGCAGATCGGGCGTAGAGTACGGCAACGCTGCGGGGTTCAAGCACGGGATAACCGCCCGGAAATTGCCCGACTTGATTACCAGTTGTTCGGCGTCAAGCTGCGTAATCGACACAGCCTTTTTGCACCGCTTGATCGCGTCGAGTAGCCGGAACGTCTGTGGGCACACGTTCACGTCTTCTTCTACCGGGTGGCCTGCGGTAATCACGTTGTCAGACGCGACGGCGTAGCCTTGGGCTATGCGACAGTGCGACTTGTTGATAATGTCGCCTAGCTTGTCCGACTGAGCGACCTTGATAAAATCAAGCGCTACGGCCAAGGATAGCTTCGGCTCTTTCTCTTTTGCTGTGCGCTTGCGCGGTGCCATATTGACCCCCTAGAACGGTATTTCGTCTTCGTGCCCGTCGCAGCCCAAAGCGATAATCCGGGCGGGCGGGCGTTGATTGTTGTACTGTCTGCATACTTCGTTCGGTTCGTCGAAGTGTAGACAGTTTAAGCACGTCCTTGTGCTTCTGTCAAGTTCTTCGCGTATACGCTTCGTCAAAAGCGTTGTCAACTGTGCGACGGCGACTACGCGTCCGTTTTCTGTGTCAATACTCATAGCTTAGTACCTCTGGATATTGCTTGTTAGTCCATACGCGAATACGGCGCGGCGTGCGAAGTTCTGACACGAACATAAGCGCGTCGTCTACCGTGTTCGGCGGTTCGCTATCGTGCCGTTGTCGCCACCAATCCCGCGCCCGCTTTCCGGGTAGCCCGCCTATCTCAAAGTGTACCCATTCGCTGTAGCGCTGTATTCCGCCCGCTATGTAGTAACTCGCCTTTAGGCTTGTGTTACCTTTTCGGCTTTCGTGTTTGCTGTATATCACCTTCGTTACGTCGAAGTATTCGACAACGGGCGCGTCGCTTCGCATTAGTTCGGCGTCCGAAGGCTTCGACGATATGTTTTCGCTACGCGGGAACTCTGCCCCGCAGCACATGCACACGGTCGCGGACGCGTGGTTGTACGTTCCGCATGTGTCGCAGATACGCACAGGGGCGTCGCCCGGTGCCCCTTTCCGCGCTTTAGGTATGTGCGGGTCGTTGATCGGTCCAAGCCGCTTCGTATTGCCTGCGAAGTCGAGTACAAGGCAATCGTGCTTCGGGTCGGGCATATACACTTGTGTGCCGTCGCCTACGTCGATATAGCCGCCCGACCAAGGGCGCGTGCCCCGGCCCAACATCTGCACCCATAATCCGGGCGATACTGTCGGACGCAACATGCCGATTAGATCAATAGGCGGGTAGTCAAAGCCTGTCGTCAATACGTTGTTGTTGACTAGGCACCGAAGTTCGCCACGCTTGTACGCCCGTATAACTTCGTCGCGGTTCTTTGTGCCTTGGTGTACGGCTGCGGTAGGTATTCCAAAGCTGTTGAGCATGGACGCGATTATGTCGGCATGTTCGACGCCAGACGCGAACACAAGCCAAGCGCGGCGGTCCCAACCGGCTTCGCATAATTCAACTAGCGCTTTGTACGTCGTTTGGTTGTCGTTGACTGCGGCTTGTAGTTGGTTCTTGGCGAAGTCGCCGTTGGACATGCCCACATTCGATACGTCCAATTCGGTTCGCGTCGGACGCGGGTACAGGGGCGCTAGGTAGCCTTCGGCAAGCAATCGGGCAAACCCGTTTATGTCCGTAAGATCGTAGCATACGTCGGTGAATAGCCCGCCGTCTGTAATCATGCCTTGCCCCAAGCGGTAGGGCGTGGCCGTCAAGCCTACGACTTTCATATACGGGTTAATTTCCCGTAGCGCTTCGATCACTTTGCGGTACGTGGTTTCGCCGTTGGGACTTACCAAGTGGCATTCGTCGATTATGGCTAGATCGCGGTGCCCTAGCGCATGGGGGTTCTTGGCGATAGACGCGATACCGGCAAATATGATTGCCTGTATTACGTCGCGTTGCTTGAGGCCCGCGCTATTCACGCCGACAGGTGCGCCCGGCCACATTGAAACCATTTTGCGGGCGTTTTGTTCGACCAACTCTCTGACGTGAGTTAGGTTAATGAAACGCTGCGTCGGGTACATACTCAAGGCGCGTTGTTGAAAACCGCCGATCACTAGCGACTTGCCTGTGCCTGTGGGCAAAGCTACAACAGGGTTTCCGGCATTGTTTCCAAAGTACCGAAAGATACTGTCTATAGCTTCGTCTTGATACCAACGCAGATCGAACATTATGCAATCGGGCTATAGCTATCGCATCCTTGCGGGATGAATTCGGCAGGGATTACGCCCTGATACGTCGCGCAAAACCACTGCCCGTCTTCGGTTGGTGACGCCGATACGCAGCTACGGCAGTTCTTTTCTACCGCCTTTTCGTTGTGGCATATGTCCGAAAAGTCGCACCATTTGCACGCCTGAAACGCCGGACTTTGCGAAAGCTTTGCCGGGGGAACCTGCGACGTAATGACGTCGGCGGCTTTGCGCTCAAGTTGTTCGCCGCGCTTCCAATCAAGTTCGACAATCTCGACGTGCAAGCTATCGTCATTCTTGTTGATAGCCATATAGAGCGCGTACTTGTACCCATACGCGCGACCGTATACGCACATTTGGTCGAAGTGCTGCGGGGCGACGATCCTTACGCCCTTTTCACATAGCTTTGTGAACCCCGCCCCCGTGCCCTTGGTCTTGAATTCCGACAACATGCCGAAGTCTACGCCGTAGCGTTCCGGCAACTTTATTTGGCCGTCAAGCGACCCGCCGAAGTGACCAAGTACACCCTTGACGCGGTATTGTTGTTCGCCCTTGTTGGCGTTTCCGTCTGCGTCCGGTTGGAACTCGACGACCTGTGCGCCGATACCCTCAAGCCATTCGATAAAGCGTGCTTCTTCGCGGTGCCCGCGATTGAAAAGCCTTTGCATACGTCCGTCAAACGTCGGGGCTTGAACCCAACGGAAAACGTACCAAAGATAGCGGGAACATTCGTGCCCGATTTGTGACGCGCCCAAGTGGCGTCGGTGCCCGCCGTCGTAAGTGGTTCGGCAAAATTCGTCGATATCCTCTTTGATACGGCGGGCAAGCTGCGCCCTTGCACCGGGGGCGGACAACGCGTCGCCGCTACCTTCTTTTGCGCTTGTACGTGCGTCGCTTGGCACGGGTACGTCTGTGTCGATTGGTAGCTTGTCCATGTTGTCGGGCTTTCTTCTTAAGTTTCTCTAGTTGGTGCGACGTGAGAATGTTTCGCAAGTGTTCCATGAAAGACCCCGCTAGAAAATACGGGGGCACGCGGCCCCCGTATACGTCGCGTAGGGTCCGTCACTGTGCGGGCTGCGTCTGCCCCCAAGGTGCCCCGCCTTGCGCGGGCTGGCCCTGTGCGGGCTGTGTCCACCCGCCCTGCCCTTGCGGCTGGCCCTGCGGGGGCGCGGCCTGTTGAGCGGGCGCACCGCCCCCGAAGGCCGGTTGCTGGCCCGGCTGGACGCCCTGACCCTGCCCTTGCGGGGGCTGTTGCTGGCCTTGGGGCGGCTGGCCCCATTGCCCCTGCCCTGCGGGCGGCTGTGCCGGTTGCTGGCCCTGTTCCGGGGGCTGGCCCTGCCCCCAACCGCCTGCGGGCTGTTGTGCCCCCTGCGGCGGCTGGCCCTGCATTCCGTTGCCTGCGGGCTGGCCCGCGCCGAAGTTCTGCGGCTGGCCCTGCGTCGCGCCGCCACCGGCCTTGCCCGGATCGTTGCCTTGGGCGTCCTTGTAGCCCTTGACTTCGTTCATAGGGCCGTTGTCGCCGGGCTTGACGATCACACGCAGTTGGAAGGGGATATTGTGAAGCTGCGTGCTTTCCTGCACATGATACACGCCCGTGACGTGACAGATTGCGGAAAGTTCGCCGTACGCGATATCCACAGCCTGTTGGTTCTTGTTCTGGACGTTGAGCCGGATAAACACGACCTTGCCCATTTGCGGCCCGTCCAGCACCTTCGCCGTAAGCTGCAAGTACGCGCCTTCCTTGTCCTTGGTCGGCTTGATTTCGCTTTCGGAGATTGCGACGTTGTACCAGCCTTCGGGCAACGGTTCGTAGCCCGTAGACGGCGCAACCTGCGTCGCGTCAAAGTTGAATTGTACCATGTCATTCGCCTTTCTGTTAGGACATGCACTTTGCGAACAATGCGCCCAAGTCGCACGGCTCACACTCTGCCAGACGCCCCGACCGATCACGGGCGGTAACTTCCAGCGTTTCCAGCGTACGAATAGCACGCTGTTGCCCTGCAACACCGGGGATTTGCATTACCCCGATATGCAAGATTTCGTCGTAAAGGTGTGGCACCTTTACGTTAAGTTCGTTGCCGGGAAAGTATGGGCGCTTCTTTGTAATGCCGCCCCCTTCCTGCGATAGCATTTGCTTTGCGACAAGGTATACGTGCTTCTGTTGCAGGTAGTACAAGCCGCACGGCTGGCCCTGTCCGTTGTCAGACATGCCAAGGTGCCGCATAACCTTGTCGGACATTTCGCCGTAAGCCTTGAGGCCGTGCTTGTGCGTGACAAGTGCTTTGCCCAAGTACGTTTCGGCCATTTGCGACACACTGTCGATACAAATAGTATCGAAGTTATGCACTTCGTTGGACCCGAAAACCCATGCAAAGAATTCGTCGATTGCCGCAGGCGTGAACGCTTCCCACACGGGGCCGTCCCAATCGCGCAGGGAAAGCATACCCGGTTCGCAGGCGCACACTACGGGGCGGGGCGCGGTCTTAATCAACGGCGTCTTGCCCGACCCCGGCCCGCCATAGGCCAGCGACTTGACGCCGTATTGTTGTGCGATCGCGTATGCGGGCCGTAGTTGCGACATTTGCATGTGTTAGCTTCCTTGGATTGCGCGGCGTAGCCGTTCGAACTTCTTACGCTTGTACCCGCTGGCAACAAGGTCGTTGAACGCCGCTTCTATTTCCTCAAGATCGCGCGGCGGGTCGGCCTCAAGTGCTGCGCGTGCGTCCCATTCGCCTTGTTCTGCGTCGGTAACGCGTTGTTTTGCGGCGTCTTCGTACCGCTCAAGATCGTCGCGGGCTTGCAAGATCGTAGCCCAAATCCGGTCGCAATCAACGTGTTCGTCAACCTCAACGGCGTCGAACGGACGGGCAGTGCGTGCGCCGGGCGACGGGGATACTTGCGGGTGCATAAGGTCCGTCATGCGCCCCGGTTCCCTTGGACCCAAATAGCGGCGAACTCGCCTTCGACGCGTTCCATAAGGTATTCGTCGGGTTTGTCGGGGTTGGGCTGCAATCGTCCGGTTTCGTTTGTGACGTAGCGTACGCCCCAACCTTCTTCGGTGTTGACTTCGGCCCAAGCGTACGGCGGGTTTTCGCCGTCCAACTGGATTTGCAGTACGTGCCCGTCACGTCGCGGTCCCGGCGCTACAATGTGGGCAGGAATAGGGTAAGCTTTTGGTGCCATGCTGTGTTCCTTTGTATCCCCGCCCAATCCTATGCGGCTTTGCCGTCCGGTAAGTCGGCGCTGCGGCCTTCACTTCAACCGATTGGGCGGGAATTCTGTTGGTGGGTTACGCGCCCTTGGGGGCGACAAGCGACAGCGTAGGGGCTTTGCGCTTGATCGTCACGACAGTATCGACCTTCGCCCGGTCTTCGGGGTCAAGGGCGTCGTACTCACGCTTGGACAGGCTACCCGTCCACTTCACAAGGCGGTCGGCCTGCCAGTCTTCCAACTGGTCAAGCACGGCGTCAACCTTGTCGTTGTCGGTGTCCAGCACGTACGCGTCGGAAATTACGGCCTTGAGTTTCCACCCGTTGCCAAGTTCGACGTTTTGCGTGCCGACTTGTTCGGGGTCAATGCCCTGTTGTGCGCCTTCGACGATGTGCTTGCGCATCGCCATTTCTTGTTCCTTGAGCGCGTCAAGTTGTTTCTTGGTCGCGTCCCAAGCCAAAAGTTGTTCGTCGCGGGACATTTCCGCAAAGGGCTTCGGCGGGTTGTTGTGGCCGACGCCTGCGGTGTTGTGTGCGGTGTTCATGTTGGTATCCTTCGTTGATAGATTAGCCGTTTGGCTACGAAGCAACCTAGACATTCCTGTGTGCCGTGTCAACTCAAAAATGTGGTTGACCTACATTATTTAGTGGTTTACGCCTAGAGGCCGAACCCAACACAACCAGAAGGCTTATCTTGTGTCTGCATCCGTTCTTGCCACAAGGACTAGGGAAGCCCTAGCCGCCCGGCCCCGCATTCTCACGTACGAAGTTATTGCCGAAGAATGCGGCGTGTCCGCACGATGGATACAGCAATTCGCGGCGGGGTCAATCGAAGACCCCGGCGTGTCTAAGGTCGAAGCCCTGTACACGTTTTTGATGGGGAAAAGCCTTGACATTTGATACGCTACATAGCGTACCCGACGACCTTAAAGCTTACCCACAATGGGTCGTGTGGCGGTACGAAGACAAAGACAGTCCGAAGCCTACGAAGGTTCCCTACAGCCCCCATACGGGCCAGCACGCAAGCGTGACCAATCCGCAGACATGGGCCACGTTCGACACTATCGTGCAAGCGCTCAAATCGGGGTTTTGGGACGGCGCGGGCTTCGTGTTTACCGAAAACGACCCCTTTACAGGTATCGACCTTGACGACCCGTACGAAACGTACCCGGATGGATCGTACGTACGCAAAGACCCGCAGCGCATTGCCGAAGTGCAACGCCGCATCTTTGACAAGTTCGGAACCTACGCGGAATTCTCGCCTAGCGGTCGCGGGCTGCACCTGATTTGCCGGGGCAAAGCGCCGGGCGGGCGTAAGCGCGACGCTATTGAGCAATACAGCGAAGGCCGGTTTTTCACCATGACCGGCAACGTATACCGCAACGCGCCTATCGTTGAGCAACAAGCCCTTGTCGAAACCCTGTACCAAGAACTAGGCGGGGGCGCAAACGTCGAAGTGTACGGCGGCGACCTAACCGAAAAGTACAGCGACGACGAAGTTATTGCGAAGGGCTTGAGCGCGGAAAACCGCGACAAGTTCGATAAGCTGTTGCGGGGCGAATGGCAGAACGATTACCCGTCGCAGTCCGAAGCCGACCAAGCCCTTATGAACTTCCTAGCCTTCTACACGCAAAACCGTACGCAGATCATGCGGCTATTCCGCAGATCGGGCTTAGGTGTCCGCGACAAGGCCAAGCGTACCGGGTATCTCAACTACACGATTAACCGCGCGTTCGACCGCATGTTGCCGCCAATTGACCTTGACGGGTTCAACAACGAACTAGAGGAAGCGCTTAAGCGGGCCGCAGAAGCCCCGCATACCCCCGAAGGCAACTTGGCTTTCTTGCCTGCTAGTGTGACTGCGCCGGGCCTCTACCAGCCCGTGCAGTACGCCCAACCGCAGCCCAAGCATACGCCCCCGGTCAAGCGCCCCGACACGACCGCTATACCCATGCCGCCCGGCCTGCTAGGCGAGATTGCCGACTATATCTACCGCAGCGCCCCGCGCCCGGTGCCTGAAATCGCCCTAGCCGGGGCAATCGGATTGTTGGCCGGTATCTGCGGTCGCGCTTACAACGTGTCCAACACCGGACTTAACCAATACGTGTTGTTACTGGCCCCGACAGGTACAGGCAAAGAAGCTATGGCGTCGGGTATCAACAAGTTTATGACGTTCGCCCAATCCGGCGATTGGCACGAAGGCAACATGCCGAACGTACTGCCGAACCTTTCGGAGTATATCGGGCCTGCGGAAATCTCAAGCGGGCAAGCCCTGCTAAAGTGCTTTGCCAAGTCGCGTAGCTTCGTGTCTATCGTAGGCGAATTCGGGCTTGCAATGCAGCGCCTAGCGCATCCCCGCGCGTCGTCGTCGGAAATCATGCTTAAGAAGGTGTTGCTTGATCTATTCGGCAAGAGCGGCCAAGGCGACGTATTGCGCCCGACCGCGTACAGCGACACGACGAAGAACACCGAAGAAGTGCAAAGCCCTGCGTTTACCCTGCTAGGCGAAAGCACGCCCGAAAGCTACTACGCGAACCTTGACGAAGGGCTTATCGCGGACGGCCTCTTGCCGCGCTTGCTTGTGATCGAATACAACGGGCGTCGCCCCGAAATGAACGACGACCATTCGACCGTACGGCCTAGCGTCGAACTTATGCAGCGTTTCGCCGCACTATGCCACAACGCTTCGTCCATGAACTCGCACAACATTACGCGCAACGTCGAGTACGCAGACCAAGCCGCGTTTGAGTTTCTAGGCAACAAGCAATACGTTGACACTTACGCAGACGCGCAAATAAACATGGCCGACCAACGCGAAGCCGGGCGGCAACTGTGGAACCGGGCGCACCTTAAGACGCTCAAGCTTGCCGCCCTAGTGGCCGTAGGCGTTGACCCCGACAACCCGCGCATAACCCGCGACATAGGCGAATGGGCGTTCAATATCGTACGTCGAGATATCGAAGGCGTTATGCAGAAATTCGATAGCGGCAACGTCGGGCGCACAAGCGAAGAAACCCGCCAAGTATCCGACTTTATCCGGGTCACGCTGCAATACCTGCAATTGCCCTACGAAGACCTTGCCAAGTACAAGATCGAACGCCCCATGCACCGCGACCATGTTGTGTCGCTGGCATACGTGCAGCGCCGCCTTACCAGCCTAGCCGCGTTCCGCAATGATCGTCTAGGCGCGACCAACGCCATTAAGCGCACCATGCAATCGCTTATCGACGACGGCGACATAATCGAAATGGGCAAGGCCGATCTAGCCGCACGCTACAACAAGTCGGGCCGTGCGTTCGTCGTGTCGAACCCAACAAGGTTTATAGAGAAATGATAAAACCAAAATATGAACTAGGCCAGCACGTAATAATTGCCGGGGACATACCCGCTATGATAGATCGAATTATCTTAGCGCGGAATATGACCCACGCAATATATCTTGTCCTGTGGTGGTGCGATGGTAGGCCGTCTACATATGAACTAGACGAACAAGACATAAACCCACTTTAGTTCCGCACATTCACGAAGTCTTAAGGTCTGTCCGCTAGAGTGTGGGCAGCAAACGAAAGGACTATGCTATGCAAATCAACGTAAACGTCAACAACGCTTGGGCACTCAAGACGTTCGCAAGCTTCACTATCGACCGCGTACACGGGGAAGCCGCCGTGCTGTGTTCCGGGCGCGTGATCGAACACGCCGACAGTATGCACGCCGCCCGTCTCAAGGCCCAAGAGTGGTTGCGCGTGCGTGCGATCATTTCCCACATGACAGCCCGCGAAAGCGTGACGCACATTGCGTTGTGCCAAGCCTCAACTACCGAAGGTTACGACGAATACATGCGCCAGCTTGCTTTACGTGCGCAATTCGATCTTGAGAGCGGTTGATTGTTCGTATCGCCGCACAAGACAGGCTCGCGCTATCGTATCCATGTAACTAGGATATATGGCGCGGGCTTTTTTCGTATCTGAAATGTGCATTAGATATCAACAGTTTAGCAAGATATAGTGGCCTCTATACGCTATTTTCCCTTTGTTTTCAATGGGTTGAGGGAAATATAGTAAATATAGTGGTTTCGGACATAAGAGGGGTCGGGGTCGTGCGACCGTAAATACGACAGGTAACTACGATGGAAAGTAAGAAAGAAATACTATATTTACTATATTTACTATATATATCTCTTATCTATCTGATATTATTACATTATTTGGTATAGTGGTTTGTATAGCAGAACTATAACGCTATTTATCCGTCGTAGGGGTTGACGTAGGCGAACGTAGGTGCTATCTAGGTAACGTAGACAACGAAGGAACCGAACATGACTACCAGCATTCACTTGAACTTGAACGGCAATAGCGCAGAATACCAACGCGCACGTCCGCGCCTGCAACAAGGGCTTGACAACATTGCCGCCGAACACAACGCAAGCGACATGGTTAGCGTGTACAGCGCCGCAGGTATGTCGCGCGTTACCGTCGAAGTTCGCTACCGTTCGGGCGCACTCTTGCGCGACGTCGTGGCCTATCTCGACGAAATGCAGGTACTCGACTAACTGTGGGCAAGGAAGGAACACCACATGGCACAAATCACCAAAGAGCAATGGGCGGCTATGTCGCAAGAGGAACGCGACCGAATGCTTAGGCAAGCCGTATCGCCGCACAAAATGCCGCAGGCGTTCGACACGGTTTCGCCTACGGGGCGCTTTACGCATAATGTGCCCGAAGTGCAGTATATCGGCGGCACGCGTACCGGGCGTTTTGCGGAAAACCCGCTTGCGGACGTAGATTACGCAGTGATCGAACAACGCGTAATGGCACAAAGGGCCGCGCCCTTGCGGCACACTGCGGACCACGTAACCCAACCGGGCTTGGCCTATTTGTGCGACATGGTATGCCGCCTAGACGTAGACGAATGCTTGCGCGTCACGGTAGACGAAATCCGTATGCTTGACGTGCGCCCCAACCCAAGTATCGGCGGGTCGGCGTTTGACCGCGTGGCGTCTAACATTATCGGCGCGGCTTACAACATTGTCGTAGACGAACGCCACAACGAAGCGGTGTTTAAGCGCGTGCAGAACACCGGGCGGCGCGTGTATAGCGACCCGGATAGGCGGTAGGCGTATGGCGAAGGTTAAACACGTAGGCTTGCGCCGTTGGTGGCAGCAAGAACAACGGTGCTTGTGGTGCGGCGATTGGACTTGGCACCCCGCCGTTATCACGAAGACCGAAGCCCGCAGGGTACTTGGGATCGAACTAGGCACGCGCCATTCCGGCAAGCGCCTACGTCGCTCTATGGCAAGCGTAGAGCATATCTTGCCCAAGTCTCTAGGCGGCACAGACGGGCACTACAACCTAGCGTGTGCGTGCCGCCTATGTAACTCGACGCGCTCTAGCGACGTACACAGCCTGCGGCCCATACTGCACATTGCAGCGAAGTTACCGCCCGAAGTAATTGCGCAGCTTCACAAAGTAGGGCTTGACATGGGATAGGTCCGGCCCTATATTACGTATATCAGCAACGAAGGATAGACCAATGAAACAACCCGCACACATGCCCGAATTCCGTACCATCGTGCGCGACCACGTACCGTACAACAAGTACCGGCACCAAGTCGAAGACAGTACGTGCGAAGTGCGTATCAAGGACTACGACGGCACAGGGCCGAACCCCGACGCATGGACCGAAATTGCCCTGTCGGAAACGTACACGCCCGAAGGAAGCACCCGCACCATGTCGCGTACGATCCATGCGACCTTGAAGCCTGCACAGCGTACCAAGCTGTTGCGCGAACTCACGCAGCGCGAACCCGCCGTCGAAGCGGCGTTGTGTTGGGCCAAGGGCCAAGGCTTCACCGGGGCCGGTGCCGCACTCGACGACTATTGCAACGCGCGTGGCCTCACATGGGGCGAAGACTACGCGGGCGTCGTCGGTATCAACGATCCGAAGAAAGGGGGCTGACATGGCACGCGACAGCACCCTTGCCGAACGTATCGAAAGCGTGTTGCACGCCTGCGGGGTTCCGCAGTCGGGCGATATCGCCGCAGGGATCATGGAATTGGTACGCGAAGACGAAGCCGAACGGACGTTCAACGCCCGCGCCGAACTGACCCTTGCGCACGCAATGGTCAACAAGGCCAGCAAGCGCGATATTGTCAAAGCACGTATCGCACACGCCTTGCGCGAATTGGGCGGGTCCGTTACAGTACCGTTAAACGAAGCCGGGGGCGAATAGCCCCCTTCCCCGAAAGGCGATATTGTGCAGGTAGTGTACGCACTTAAGAAACGCGGTTCTCTAACCGATCAACAAGTATTGGCGGCGTACAAATTCAGTCGTCGCCCGTACGACTTCAAGCTTTCCCCGTCGCTCTTTCGTGTGCTGCGGGAATTGATCGTAGACGAAATGCCAATTGAGGTATTCGAAAAGCGTAGGGGCTGGCCTGCCCGATCTGCCAAGCAATGCCTACGCCTGCTACTCGACAGCTTGATTGAGGTAGACGGCGACCGCTACCATAGCGTCGCAGAAGTTGACGAAGAAGCCGACGCGGTTGAGAAACTAGAGTACGTCACAGCGTCGGACGCTGCGGGGCTTCTGTTGACCATGCGCAGGCACGGCCTAACCATGATCGAAGCCAAGTTCGTACTTGCCCTTGATCGTGCGCCCAATCGCACGTTGAGCAAGGAAGGGCTTATGCGGCGGCTCTACGACGACCGCAGCACCGACGAAATGCCCGCCACAAAGGTACTTGACGTTCATTTGTCGCATGTGCGCCCGAAGCTTAAGGGTGTACGTATCGCCACGATACAGGGCATGGGCTACCAGCTAATCCGCGAAGGCGAAGACGGCTACGAAGACGCCCCCGAAGGAAGCGGCAAAAGTAGGTCTTGACAGGACTTGCCCGATTAGGTATACCGGACGCACTCAACGCAGAAGGATACCACCAATGCCCTATGAATGTTTCGAACCGCAGCCGTTCCGGCCTGTGTCGCTCAAGCGTATCGACCAAGCCAACGCGATTATCGCGGAATACCAAGCGGACGGCCTGACCCTCACACTTCGGCAACTCTACTACCAGTTTGTCGCCCGTGGCCTTATGGAAAACAAACAACGCAACTACGACGCGTTGGGCGACACCATATCGAAGGCCCGGCTAGGCGGCATGGTGGATTGGGACGCAATCGAAGACCGTACGCGGTTCTTGCGTGGCCGTCGCAATTCGTACAGCCCGTCCAACGCACTTCGCGGTCTGGCGTCGCGGTACAGCATTGATATGTGGGAAAACCAAGAAACCCGCGTAGAAGTGTGGATTGAGAAAGACGCCTTGCTTGGCGTTATCGACCGCGTGTGCAGCGAAAACGACGTCGATTACTTCGCGTGTCGGGGCTACGTATCGCAGTCCGAACTTTACGCCGCAGGCAAGCGCATGGCCGATTATCACCTACGCGGCTACCATACGGTCGTAATCCATCTTGGCGACCATGACCCGTCCGGCATTGACATGACGCGCGACAACGAAAAGCGCCTGTGCATGTTCGCAGAAGGTGACGTAGAGGTACGCCGTATCGCTTTGAACATGGATCAAGTGTTGCAGTACAGCCCGCCGCCCAACCCCGCCAAGCTTACCGACAGCCGGGCACCAGAATACGTGGCCGAACACGGCTACGAAAGTTGGGAACTCGACGCGCTGGAACCGCGCGTAATGCGTCGGCTCATTCAAGACACAATCGACGACTACAAGGACGAAGACTTGTGGCAGGTGCGCGAAGACCTGTTGAGCGCAGACAAGGCCGTGTTGCGCAGCGTGATCGCGCAAGCACAGCGCGACGAACAAGAGCGGGACTAAGCCTATGTGTATTCCCGTCGTATGGATAATCGCAGGCTTGGGCGTATTCGCTCTTGCCTTCGTCGTCGCATGTGTTATCGTGGTTCGCATGATGCACAAAGCCAAAGGGGGTCCGGCATGATACCGACCGACAAGCTATCGCGTTACCGCGACACAGACGCCGAAGACCAAGCATGGAAGCACGCGACGAAAGAAGTTGCGTCTATCTTCGCAGCGCGGTTGCCGTTTCGGCGGCGTAACGTTCACGTCGTCTTGATCCAACACCACAACGGGTACGCCGAATTGAGCGTGTCGGGGTCAACGGACAAGGGCGCGTCGAAGCGTGCCACCATGAACGAAATACGGTCGGCGCTTACTGCCCTTGGGGTACGCAAGCTACGCCGCCTAGCCCTGTTGCCGGGTAGTCTGGTAACGGCCTTCGAAGTTGAGGCCGATGGATAAGGTGAACACAAAGCAACACGCACGGGCCGAAGCGGCAAGGGCCAAAGTCAAAGATCGTAGGCGGATCAAGCACACTATACCGCCTACGGGCACAGCGTCTAAGGTCGTAGGGCGCGACGCGCGTACGACGATCTACCCGACGACGATACACGACCCGCAGCCCGACGACTTCGTACTTACGGACGGGCGCAATCAACGCAAGATCGGCGGCGACGTGCTTGTTGGGCGGCTCAAGGGTGCGCGTATGTACGCCCTGTCGTTGATCGAACGGGAAACGTGCCCGGCAACCTGCCCACATTGGCGGGATTGCTACACGAACAACATGCCGTTGCTTAAGCGTTGGCGACACGGCAAGGCCCTTGAACAAGCCTTGCGGCGAAACGTCGCGCAAGTGTGCGCCGAAGATTGGCACGTAGTCATACGGCTGCACATATCGGGCGATTTTTATTCGTGGTCGTACCTCAAGCTATGGGTCGAACTACTCGACACGTACGACAACCTAACCCTATTCGGGTTCACGGCTTGGCCGACGTCAACGAAGATCGGCGCGGGTATCGCCCGTGTACGCGACGCGTTGCCCGACCGCTTCCTTATCCGCACAAGCGATACCACGGGCGAATGGGGAAGTTTTGGGGTTGACTTTCCGACCGAATTGCGGTTCATGGGTGACGCCGTAGTGTGCCCCGAACAACGCGACGCAATGGATACCGGGAAGCGTTCGAAACACTGCGGCAATTGTGGCGTGTGCTTCTACACGCCGAAACCCGTAGTATTCGCAGGACACTAGAAAGGATATATCATGGCATTTAAGCGGTGCGGCTATTGTGGATCGTATATGCACGATACCAACCATTGCCCCAAAACAGCTAACGGCCAAGGCAACCGCAACGCCCTTCGTTGTAGTTATTGCGGGTCTAATAGCCACAATCGGGACGCGTGCCCTAAAGCGTGGCCCACAGGTAAGAAGGGTGTTACGCTACATGACAGACAACGTAATTAATGGCCCCTTTATCACGCGCCTTAACGGCGACCCCGACCGCACGCTTGCCGACTGCATAGGGCAAATGGAAACCGTCGTAGTGATCGGCACCGACAAGCAAGGCAACGAAGTCTTTGTGTCGAGTATCGCTAACGGCCCCGACGTGCTGTGGTTACTGCAACGCCATATCCACAAGCTTATGCACGTCGTAGAAGACGACAAGGAATTTGGCGAATGACTGTTGCGTACGCGTATATCAACCACAACGGGGAACCGGACGCCCGCACGGTTGCGCCAACCGAACGCGAAGCGTATATCAACGCAATATACGTCGGATCGTACGGGCACATGCTTATGCCCAACAACGCCCCCGACGAAGTGTTGCAAGACGCGCTGTTGAACGTAACGGGCGGCGAAGGCGCGGTGCGTCCCGTCACCATTGAACCCCTGCCCATGAACTAGGATACCGACATGACCCCCGACCAACTCGCAAAGACCGATACCGAACACGCACACCAACGCGCCTTCTTCGCATGGCTGGCCCTTGCGGCGTACAACGGCTTCGAAGGGGCGAAGATCATGGCGGAAACGGGCAAGCCCCTTCCTGCCAATCACGCGGAAATCGCACAGGCCGTCGCACCAATGCCCGAACTTCACTTGTTCCATGCTATCCCCAACGGCGGCGCACGGGACAAGATCACGGCGGCGAAGCTTAAGGCCGAAGGCGTCAAGGCCGGGGTACTCGACACGTTCTTGCCCGTGCCCAAGCCCTACGTCGTACCTGCGCACGTAGAGGCGCTAGAAGGCGGGGCAATGGTGCCCGAACAAACGTATTGGTATATGGGCCTATACGTCGAATTCAAGGAACCCAACCGCAAGACGCACAAAGAAGGCGGCATGTCTCAAGCGCAAATCGACTTCGCAGAAGCCGTACGCGCTCAAGGCTACTGCGTGCGCGTCGCGTATTCGTGGCGCGAAGCTGCAAATATAGTTATGGCGTATTACGGCGTAGACGTACGGTTTGAGACATGACCGACGAACGCAGCAACAACGAAAAAGCCTTTGACAAGTTCCGCGAACGACTTACAAAGGGTTTCTATATCGTAGACCCCGAAGGCGGGGAAGTGATCGAAGACGAAGAAGCGCACGACAGGGCTTTGCGCTCTACGAAGCCTTGGCGCAACGAACTGTGGCGGGCACTCAACGCACTTGAACGCGAAGTGTGCCCGTTTACGGCCATGAAACAAGACAAGATGAAAGGAAAGGCCAATGGCACCGATTAACCGTATTACACGGCAGGACGTCGAACATTGGGGCTTGTTCACCAATCACGGGCGCAACTTGCTTGACTACTACCAAGAAATCGCAACCAAGTCCGCAGTCTACCCCGGCCAAGGTTCCGCGCTTGGGTTGCTGTATTGTGCGCTCAAGCTTAACGGCGAAGCGGGCGAACTGGCAGAGCATGTGGGCAAGGCCATGCGCGACGACGCGCTTATGTTTTCTGTCAACGCGCACAGTGGCGAACACGGGCCGAACAATCTGTGCGCTACCGGCCAACTCACGCCCGAACGCTACGCGTTGATCGTCAAGGAAGTTGGCGACCAACTGTGGTATCTGTCTTCGATCTGCAACGAACTTGGCATACGTCTTTCCGACGCAGCCGGGGGCAATCTTGCCAAGCTGTGCGACCGTGGCGAACGCGACGTGTTGCAGGGTTCCGGCGACGAAAGGTAAAGCCATGTGGTTTTGGTACGAAAAGAACTTTGCGGGCAAATACTGCCCTGTATCCGGCCCGCAGCGCCCGGAAAAGTCACAGGCCGGGCCTACGCCGGAACGGTTCAACGTGGTTGAACTCAAGGCAACCGACCTTGGCCTTACGTTGCACCAACTAGCGAAGCGCTACCCGCCGCCCGAAGACGACATGCCGCCGAAGGAACCGCCGAAGCCGGAACCGGACCCGACGCCCGAAGGCGGCGAAGAAAAAGTGTCCGAAGGGGTTGACGTAGCCGGGTAACGTAGCTATATTCGTATCAACAGAAAGGATACGACAATGGCATACGAATTCGATACGACCGTACTTGGGGGCCTGCCTGTCACCGTCGAGTTTTCGACTACAGGGTACGACAACCGGGACGTCGGCGGCGGCATTGACGACGTAGACGAATGGTCTATCGTTGCAGTCGGCGGCAAGACGTGCAAGAAACGCCCCGAATGGGTTTACAAGCGCATGACAGCCGCCGACGAAGAACGTATCACCGAAGAATGCTACGACCATAAAGGGGGTTGGTAAGATGCACGCCCGCCAAGCACTTAAGGAAGCCGAAGCAATCTTGCGCGAACAAGAGGCGTACGGCAAGTGGAACACCGCAGCGCAGGCCAACCGCGTACACGAAATGCACTTGGCGCTTATGCCGCCTTGGCGTCGTGCGCTACACAAGATCGTCGGCAAGATCGGGCTGGCAGTCGTCTTCGCACTGTCTTACGGACTTCCCGTATATATTGTCGCAAAAATCGTCGTAGGGTATTGACACGGCCCGACGCACGCAATAACTTCGTGTCACCAACTGCGAACCGAAAGGATACCACACCATGTCGCAACTTTCCGCAAACCAAATGGCGAAGCTTGGCAAGATCGTCGAAGCAACGCAGAACCCCGACACCGGCTACGTGCATATGTCCGTCAAGAGCGTGCAGATTTTGCTTGACGCGGGCATGGTCGAGTGCAACAACGAAATCACCGACGCGCAAGGCAATCCCGCCGTCCGCGCAACACCCGAAGGGATCAACACCATGAACACCCCCGCCGAAACCGCCGCCGAAGCCCCGGCGTCCGAATTCAAGATCGACACCGGCATTCCGGTTCCGACGATCCGCCGCGCCGGGTCGGCCACGTCGAAGTACCCGTTTGACGACCTGCCCGTTGGCGGTTCGTTCTTCGTGCCCGCTACCGAAGACATGCCGAACCCCGGCAAGTCGCTGGCAAGCACCGTGTCGTCGGCGTCGAAGCGCTATGCCACCAAGAACGGTACGCGCACGATCAACCGCAAGGCCGACGAAGCGCTTGCCGCCGAACGCGGCGTCGAAGTCGGCACGATGGTGCCCGTCGAAGTGGACGCCTACGACTACGAACGCAAGTTCATTGTTCGCAGCGTGACCGAAAACGGCGTCGAAGGTGCCCGCGTCTGGCGTATCGACCCGACCGAAGACGGCGACGACGACGGCGGCGAAGAATAACCCCTAACCGGGTTATGCCCCTCGCCGGGGCCAAGGGGCGTAGGCTACGGCTTGCGCCCCTTTCCTTTGACAAACGGGCAAGATCGTATATGGTGCCTGTAACGCGCCCTGTCGGCGCTCTAGCCCATAGGTGACACATGCCCTTCGATAACCCCTTCGCCCTTTCCGCACGCGACTACCAACGCTTGTTCGCCGCAGCCGGGTACTACGGGGGGAAAATCGACGGCGACATTGGCCCCAAGACGCACGAAGCCGCCGAAAAGATCATGGGCAACCACCCGTCGCGCATTCCGGGCGGGAAGCTGACAGACGCCCGCAAGCTGGCAATCGCCGCACAGTTGGTCTTGCACTTCGCCGGGCATGAGCCGGGCGAAATCGACGGCTACGTTGGACACAACACCGCCGAAGCTTTCAACGGTTGGGAATACGAACGCAACCACGGCAAGCGCGAAGACTTGGGCCGCGACGCCGACGTGTTCCGCGTCGATACGAAGGCCGACAAGGCGAAGTCGGATTGGCCCCGACAGAAAGACTTGATGCGGTTCTACGGGGCTGTGGGCACCAACCAAACGCGGTTGACGTTTCCGTATCCCATGCGCCTTGCATGGGACGTCAAGGCCAAGGTCAAGACGACGCAGTGCCACGAAAAAGTACACGACGCAATGCTTGGCGTGTTCACGCGCGTATACGAAGAATACGGCGACGACGTGACCAAGCTTGGCCTTGATCTTTGGGGCGGGTGCCTCAACGTTCGCAAGATGCGGGGCGGGTCTTCGTGGTCTACCCACAGTTGGGGTATCGCATGGGATATCGACCCGGCGAACAATCAACTTCGTTGGAACCGTACCCGCGCCCGGTTGGCCCGCAAGGAATACGAAGCCTATTGGCGGATCGTCGAAGCGGCGGGGGCCTTGAGCCTTGGCCGCGCACGGGACTTCGATTGGATGCACGCGCAATTCGCGCGTCTGTGACAGGGGAATACGCTATGAAACGCTTTAAGGGTTGGCGCACGATCCTTTTCAACTTGGTAAGCATTCTTGTGATGCTTGCCGGGGTCGTGCTGCAATACGTTGGGGATTTGGGCTTGACCGATCAACAGGCCGCTATCGCCGGGGTCGTCGCTACGATCATTGTCAACCTTGGCAATATGTGGTTGCGCAAGCTGACCACGACGCCCCTTGGTCAGAAGGACGCGGGCCAATGATCGGCGCTTTGCTTGGTGACTTCCTGCCCTATATCGTCGGTGCGCTTGGCCTTGTGGCCGCGTTCTTCGGCTATACCCGGAAAGTGCGCAAGGACGCCGAAAAGACCACGCGTACCGAAATCGAAAACGACGCTATGAAAGAATACGTCAAGGAACGAAAGGAAATCGACCGTGCGACCCCTGTTGATACTGTTGCTGACAACGCCCGTGATCGGCTGCGCAACCGACAATCCAACCGCGACCGTTAACCCGGTTGTGAAACTCGACGACGGCACCGAAGTTGTCGCCAACGCCGTATGCGACGGGTTGCGCGAACCTATCGACGCGTTGGTTGACGTGGTGCTTGAGGAAGGCACCGACGCCGTTGTGCTTGCAACGGAAAACGTCACCGTGAAATACGACGAAGGGTGCCCCGAAGGCTAGGTTGACAAAAGGTTAATCGCGCTATATCTTGTGCTGACCGCAAGCCCTTGCTATGGTCAACCAAAAGTTGCGTAGAATATGGGGCAGGCAGCATGGTCGTAGAATGGTCGGTCGTAATAGGGTTCGCGGGCATACTCATAGCCGTTGTAGGGGCTGTGATCGCGCGTGACAGGGCAATTACCAACATGATACATCGCAACCACGAAGCCGCCTTGAAGGAAAGCAACGACGGCGACGACAAGTTGCATGAGCGGATCAATCGCACCCGTGACGAAATGCACGACCAGTTCGTGCGGCGTACCGATCTTGACGGCCACCTACAGCGCATAGAAAAGGGCGTGACCGAACTACGCGCGGAAATGCAGCAAGAGCGCCGCGAAACCAACGCCCGGCTTGACGCAGTGCTACAGGCGGTCGCAAGCAAATAGAACGTTGCATAATCGCACGTTCCGCGTATATGCTTAGGGTATGAACGCCCTAGCCCCCATAACCCCCACCAAGGAAGCTTACGCCGCCGCCCTGATAGGCCGGGCAGACCGCGACCCCTTCGCGGCTGCACTCGACGTCTTCGGTGCCGACACAGCCGGGGCACTAGCGGCGTCGCGGGATTGGCCCAACGACCCCGAAGTGCTTGCCTATATCGACGGCATGTCCGAAGCCGAAATCGACCAAGCCGGGGTGCCGACGTCCAACGACCTTAAGCGCGAAACATGGCGTCGCGTGCAGCTTTGTCACGATCACGAAACCGCATTCAAGGGCCTTGAGTTGCTGCGCAAGATGCTGGACGGCGACGCTGGCGAAGGCGGTAACACGTACATAGACAACCGCAAGGTTATGGTCGTGCAGAACTACGGGTCAGACGACGAATGGGAAGCCGCAGCCCTTGAACAACAGGCCCGGCTTATCAATGACGCTACATGACCAAAGCTTAATCGAAGAAGCGCTTACGCGGGCCAAGGTAGCCGAACTAGGCTACGACGCGATATGGGAACCAATTCCCGGATCGTCGCAGGCTATCGCACTCGACACACGTTGCCACCACACGCTATACCACGGCGCACGCGGGCCGGGTAAGACGATCACGCAGCTTATGCGGTTCCGTAAGCGTGTGGGCATGGGGTACGGGTCGTATTGGCGTGGCGTGATTTTCGACCGTGAGTTTAAGAACCTTGCGGACTTGGTTGCGCAGTCTAAACGCTTCTTTCTACAGTTCGGTGACGGGGCTAAGTTCCTGTCGGGGGCTTCGGAATATAAATGGGTATGGCCGACCGGCGAAGAACTCTTGTTGCGCCACGCAAAGAAGCCGCACGACTACGATAACTTTCATGGTCACGAATACCCGTTCTTGGGGTGGAACGAACTTACGAAGTATCCTACGTCCGAACTCTACGACAAAATGATGTCTACGAACCGTTCTTCGTTTAGTCCCGAACGGGATACGCCGAAGAACAAGGACGGGTCGTACGCTACACCGGACGGCAAGCCCCTGCCCCCTATCCCGCTTGAAGTGTTCTCAACGACCAACCCGAACGGGCCGGGGCACAATTGGGTTAAAATGCGGTTTATCACGCCTGCGAAAAACGGGCAGGTTGTGCGTACCGAAGTCGCGGTATTCAACCCGCAGACGCAGCAAGACGAAATCGTTGTTAAGAAGCAAGTTGCTATCTTCGGTAGCTACCGGGAAAACATTTACTTGCCGCCTGAATACGTCGCAGAACTTGAGCAAATCCGCGACCCGAATTTGCGGGAAGCTTGGCTTAAAGGGTCTTGGGACGTTAACGCGGGTGGCGCATTCGACGACCTGTGGAATAGTAACATTCACGTACTGCCCCGGTTCCCCGTGCCCGAAGATTGGCGCATTGATCGGGGCTTTGATTGGGGTTCGTCGCACCCTTTTTCGGTCGCATGGTTCGCAGAAGCTAACGGCGAAGAAGTCGAGTTGCCGGACGGCTCTACGTTTTGCCCGCCACGCGGCACGCTTATTCAAATTGCCGAATGGTACGGGACGAAAACTATTGGCACAAATCAGGGCCTAAAGCTTTCGTCTATTGACGTTGCGCAAGGTATTATTGAGCGCGAAATAAAGCTTATGGAAAACGAATGGATTGCGAAGCAACCCGCGCCGGGGCCTGCGGACAATCAAATTGGTGAAACGCGCGAAAGCGACGTTGATACTATCGAAAAGAAAATGGCGAGTAAGGGCGTGCGCTGGACGCGTAGCGACAAGTCGAAGGGTTCGCGCAAGATCGGGTTTCAGCTATTGCGCGATAGGCTTGAGGCGGCTATAAGGAAAGAAGGCCCGGCTATCTACTTTATGAATAACTGCGTCGCGTCGATTACGATTATTCCATCGTTGCCGCGTGACGAAGACGAACTAGACGACGTAGATACCGACGCAGAAGACCACCCCTACGACGTGGTGCGTTACCGCGTTCTTAAAGGGAACAACCGCGCGGCGGAAAAGATCAAAACAAGCTTCGCAATGTAGGGGCAGAACATGGCAAAGAAACCGAACACAGTTACGTCGCGGTCTACGAAAGTAAACGTCGGCTTCGAACGGCGCGAATTGCGCGACCGCAAAGCCGATTATCAAATGATCGTCGATTGCGTCGCAGGACAATCGGTCGTTAAGCGAAAGGGCGACAAGTACCTACCGCGCCCGAATGCGTCGGACGAAAGCGAAGAAAACCAAGCACGGTACGACGCGTACAAGGAACGCGCCGTGTTCTACAACGTGACGGGGCGCACGTTGAGCGGCCTAACGGGGGAAGTGTTCGCCCGTGATCCTGTCGAAGAATTGCCCACAGGACTTGACGTCGTGTCAGAAGACGCGGACGGGGCCGGGCTTACCTTGACGCAGCTTGCGAAGAAGGCGTGCCGCCATACCCTGTCGTTGGGGCGTGCCGGATTGCTTGCCGACTACCCGCAGACCGAAGGCGGCGTGACGCGTGCCGAAGTAGACGACGTGCGGCCTACGCTCACGATCTACGACGCGTTTTCGGTTATCAACTGGCGTACGCACAAGGTCGGCAACGAAACGCACCTTACGCTTGTCGTGCTTGTCGAAATGTACGACAAAGAAGACGACGGGTTTGAGACAAAGCAAGAAAAGCAATACCGCGTGTTGCGCCTTGTTGACGGCGTGTACACCGTGCAGCTTTACCGCGACGGATCGCCGTACGGCGAACAAATCGTGCCGACAGACGCAGCGGGGGAAACCTTCGAATATATCCCGTTTACGTTTATCGGGTCCGAAAACAACGACAGCGAAGTTGACCACGCGCCGTTGCTGGACCTTGCCGCAATCAATATCGGGCACTATCACAATAGCGCCGACTACGAAGAAAGCGCGTTTATCACCGGACAACCGACCCTAACCCTTGCCGGGCTTACGCAAGAATGGGTTGACAACGTGCTTAAGGGCGAAGTCCGTATCGGGTCGCGCGGCGCAATCCCGCTACCCGAAGGCGGCAAAGCGGCTATGTTCCAAGCGGCGGCGAACACCATGCCGTTTGAAGCGATGGAACACAAGGAACGCCAAATGGTCGCACTTGGCGCAAAGCTTGTTGAGCAAAAGCAAGTGCAGCGCACGGCTACCGAAGCCGGTATCGAACACAACACCGAAACGTCAACCCTGTCGAGTGTTGCAAAGAACGTGTCGGCGGCAATCAAGTTCGGCCTTGAAGTGTGCGCCCGGTTTATCGGATTGGGCGACGGCGCGGATATCGTCTACGAACTCAACACCGACTTTACCCTTGCCCGCATGTCGTCGCAGGAACGGCAACAGCTTGTCGCAGAATGGCAGCAAGGCGCTATCACGTTTAGCGAAATGCGGGCCGCAATGCGCAAGTCGGGCGTCGCAACACTCGACGACGAAGAAGCCCGCGAAGAAATCAAAGACGAAGTTGACATGATGGGGCACAACGGCGGGCCGGGGCTTGAAGACGAAGAAAACCCCGAAGCTGACCCGGATAGTCCCGACGACACAGGCGACGAATAATGCCCGTATCGCTGTACGACGCCTTTACCCGTCACCAAGTTTATCTTGAAGGGTACAAAGACGGCATGGACGCGTCGCTAGACCCCGTTATGCGGCGGCTCTATACGCGCTTGTCGTCGGCGCTGTACAGTACGCAGGTTTCGCGGCTCAACGAACTATCGAAGAAGCAACTTAATCGGCTTATCGGCACGCTGCGGGAAATCCTGCTAGACAGTAACGACGCGTACTTGCGGCAAATGCTTACCGAACTTGAGCGCTTTGCAGAAGCCGAAAGCAAGATGCAAACCGGGATCATGTCGCTAATCACCGGGCAGTCGGTGGAAGCGGCGTACGCCGCAGGTATCGGCGTACCATTGATCGGGCTTGCCGCCCTAGCCAACACGCGCACCGGATACGACCGAATGTGGGCAAGCGTATCGAACGCCCCCGACCCCGCTACCGGGCTAACCCCTGTGGCATTGCTCAAGCAATACTTGGGCTACTCGACTAACTCTATTCTGCAACTTGTGTCGCGCGGGTACGCGAACGGTTGGACGCTTACCGAACTTTTGGCCGAAGTATTCGGCACGCGTAAGAAGCGGTTTCGTGACGGGCTTACGGCGCGTTTAGTTCGCAATGGGTCGTCGGTCCTTCGTACAATTGTACAGCATGTTAGTAGCCGCGTACAGGCCGCAATCGCGTCCGTATTCTTCGACAAGTACGAATGGGTTGCCGTGCTTGACACTCGCACGTCTGATATCTGCCGTTTCCGCGACGGCCAACACTACACCTACGGCAAGGGGCCGTTGCCCCCGGCGCACTACCGTTGCCGGTCGCGTGCTATCCCGATATCAAAGGGCGCGACGGGGAATGCCTACGCGGACACCTTCTACACATGGATACAGCGACAGCCCGTGGCCGTGCAAAACGACATATTGGGCGTGCGCCGGGCGCGTGACCTTCGGGCCGGGCGTGCGAATGCCGCGTCAATGGCGCGTTTCCGTTCACGCAACCAATTGACCCGCGCACAGTTCGCGGGTAAGTTCAATCTGATTACAGCAACGTAGGGCGGTGCCCTACTAAACCGGGCGGTGCCCAAAAGAGGAAGCGAACAAATGGCCCTTAAGCGCAAAATCACCAAAGCCGAATTCGACAAACTGTCGGGGGATATCCAAGCCGAATACGTCGAGAAAGACGGCGAATACGTCTTGGACGTTGACGGCGAAGAAGACACCGGCGCACTTCGCCGCGCGAAGGATCGTGCCGTGCAGGAACGGCGGGAAGCCGAACGCCGGGCCAAAGAAGCCGAAGACAAGTTGGCCGAACTCGACGAAAACGACGCGAAGAAGTCCGGCGATATCGAAAAGCTGGAAGCGAAGTGGAAAAAGGACAAAGACGACGCCGTTGCCGAAGTGCAGGCGAAGCTTGACCGCGCGACGGCCTACGTTACCGACCAATTGGTTGACGCACAGGCGGCGGCGCTTGCGGGCGAAATCAGCACGTCGCCCGCGCTTATCAAGCCGCACATTCGTTCGCGGCTCAAGGCCGATATCGGGGATTGGGCCGAAGGCCATACCCCCGAAACTGTCGTACTCGACGCACAGGGCCAGCCGTCCAAGTCCGATCTTGACGCGTTCAAGAAAGAACTTGTTGACAACAAGGATTTTGCCCCTATCATCCGGGCAAGTAAGGCGAGTGGCGGCGGTGCCCCCTCGCAAACCAAGGGGCGGATCGGCGGTGCCGGGACGCAACAGACGCAAACCGGCGACCAGCCTGCCCCGCTCTCAAGTCTTCCCCCGAAAGACCTTGCCGCGCAGATTGCCGCCAGAAAAGAAGCCGCAGCGGAATAAGGAACTTTCACAATGGCAATCTCCGATCTTGCAGTGTTTTCGGAATACACGTACGACGCGTTTACCGAAGTGCTGGCCCAACAAATCGACCTGTTCAACAACGCGTCGCGCAATACCATCGTGCTTTCGACGCAGGCGCACCAAGGCGACTACTCCGACCGCGCGTTTTGGGGCAAGGTTTCCGGCCTTGTTCGTCGGCGCAACGTCTACGGTTCCGGCGCGGTTGCCGCCGTCAATCTGGCGCACCTTGTCGATACGTCGGTGAAGGTGGCCGCAGGCACGCCGCCCGTCGAAATGGACCCGTCGCAGTTCCGGTGGATACAGCGCAACCCCGAAGAAGCCGGGGCCGCGCTTGGTCAACAGCTTGCGCAGGACATGCTTGCGGACATGCTCAACACGGGCATTACCGCGTCTGTCGCGGCCTTGGGCCAGATCGGCGGGCTTGTCCATGACGGCACCGGGGCGTCGCCCGACACGCTCACGTCGAAGCAACTCAACTTCGCCGCAGGCAAGTTCGGGGATCGTATGAATGATATCGTCGCGTGGATTGCCCACAGCACGCCCATGACGAACTTCTACGACAACGCCCTGACCAACTCCGAACGGTTGTTCGTGTACGGCACCGTCAACGTGATCGCAGACCCGTTCGGGCGCGTGTTCATCGTGACCGACGCGCCGGGCCTGATTACCGCAGGTGCGCCGAACGTCTATCACACGTTGGGGCTTGTTCCCGGCGCAATCATGGTCGATCAAAACGACGACTTCGACCAGAACGTTGAGACCACGAACGGCGACGAAAACATTGGCCGCACCATGCAGGCCGAATGGTCGTACAATCTTGGCCTCAAGGGCTTCGCATGGGACAAGACGAACGGGGGCAAGTCGCCCAACGACGCCGCCCTTGCGACGGCGACCAATTGGGACCGCTACGCCACGTCCGACAAGGACATGATGGGCGTTCTCTGCAACACGAACTAAGGCTTTCCCGTCGAAGGTCGAACGCTAGGGCGGCGGCGGTATCGTCGCCGCCCTTTTCACACCAAGGAAAAGGATCGTATAAATGTCCATGCTCAAGTACCCGTACATTCTGTACTTTATCGACGGCACCATGCCTTCGCCCGACGACCAACTTGCCGCCGACCGTCTGTCGCCGTGCAAGGTCGTGTTCCGCAACGCGCGGCTTGTTCCGACGTCGGGTTCGCTGGAAAAGGCCGACGGTTGGTTCGGTGACGCGACGCCGAAGCGCTACAAGGAAGCGTACCCGCCTGCCGAAAAGGCAATCAAGGAATTCGTCGAGAAACGCGAAGCGCATTTCAAGGCCGAAGCCGAAAAGCAACACGCGTCGAAGGTTGCCAGCGCCGAAGACATGGCGAAGTCTGCCGAAGCCGAAGCGAAAGCCGCCAAGGAAAAGGCCGACAAGGAAGCCGCCGCCGCCGCGAAGAAGGAAGCGGACGCCACAGCCGCCGCCGAAAACGCGAAGAAGGTTGCCGACAAAGGCCCGGCCAAGCCCGACGCAGCGCAAAAGGCCGCGTCGAAGGCCGCCGATTGGAAGCCGAACGCGTAACGAACGTCGAAGGGAAGTTACATGGCACTTATCGTCGAAGACGGTTCGGGGGTAGCGAACGCGAATAGCTACGAAACGCTTGTTGGTATCCGGGCGTATGCGTTGTCGCGTGGCGTTACCTTGAGTGCGGACGATAGCGTTGTTGAGGCGCAGGCGCACAAAGCTATGGACTTCCTAGAGGCGCAGCGGGGTCGGTATCAAGGCGACAAGGCCGACCCCGCCCAAGCGCTGCAATTCCCCCGTACGGGGGTCAAGGTCGATTGCGTAGAGATTGCCGCCGACGCAATCCCTGTCGTACTTGTGCAAGCGCAGTGTCGCCTTATCATGGAACAACACGCAGGCGTCGAACTCACGCCGACGCGTACCGAAGGGTTTATTATCGAAGACACGACCGGACCTTTGACCACGAAGTACAGCGACAAGCACGGCGGCGGGCCGGGCAATACCCCGATCATGCCCGCAGTCGAAGCGCTCTTGTCGCCCTTGTACTCTGCATGTGGGCAGGGCCTTGGGCTGCGTGTCGTGAGGGTGTAGGGGCATGGGGGTTTACGACCGGCAGATAGCTTCGGCCAAGCGCCAGATCGCCGCCAAGGGTCGCGCGTGCCTGTGGCGGTCGTCTGGCGTCGTGGTGCCGTCCAACGGGCTTGTCGCCGCCCCTGCGGCCCCTGTGCCTGCGGACGTGCCCGTGTCGGTCGTCTACCTGCCCGACAACCGGCAGAACCGGGCGTACCTGCAACAGCTTGCCGGGTCCGATATCGTGATCGGGGCAGACTATGGCCTAATGGGGCAAGCCCCATTCACGCCGCGCACAGACGACGAAATTTACGACGAAACCGGCACCGAACTTTTGCGCACGGTTTACGAAGCACGCCCGTTCGCGCCTAATGGCGAAGTTATCTTGTGGACCCTGTTTTTCAACGCAGTTGAGGAAGGCTAAATGACGACGTACGTCGAAGCTTCTGCAATCATGTACGGAATTGCGCAGGCCGTGCTTGACGCGCAAGGCACGGCTATTTGCGGCTACGTGCCCGAAAGCGAACGCATGGGCTACGCGTCGAAGAAGCGCAAGGCGAACCGAATTTGGGTGCGCGGCTCGCGCCGTAACGTTATCGAAGGGCAACAGTCCTTGGGCCAAGACGCAAGCGGCGAAAAGCACTATCGCACGCAAGGGGTTCTTACTATTCAAGTTTTCGCGCCGAAGACCGACCCGCGCGACTACGACAGGGCCGAAACATTGGCCGCAGCAATTCGGGACGCGTACCGCCGTACGGGCGGCGAAGTATGTTTCGAATACGAAACCATGCGCGAAGCGCCGGTTGGCAACAAGTATTATCAATTCAACGTCACAGTAGAATACGACTACGAAGACAACACCTAGCGGAGTAGAGACAATGGCAGGTAAGAAGACGATCAACAGCAACGTTACGGGCGTTTCGGTCGCAGAAGAAGCGGAACCGAAGTACCTGCCCGGCGAAAACGGCAACCCCGGTACGCCGACGTGGTACGACCGGGGCGTGAATTCGTACAGCGACTTCGGGGGCGACGTGACGTACGTTGCAGCCGACGAAATCAACGCGTCGCGCCAAAACCAACGCGGCACCGCAACCGGCGTCGAAGCCGCAGGCGGCTACAATATCGACGCCAAGAACGCACTTGCCCGCGACATGCAAGGCTTCTTTTTCGCGGACGCGCACGAAAAGGTCGATACCGCGCCTTTCAACGGAACCGCGATTGCAATTACCGGCGTAGGCGGCGGGGCAAATTCCGGCGAATACGACGCCGCGTCGGGACTTGACGCCTTTGCCGTAGGCGCAATCGTTCTTGCGTCCGGGTTCACCGACGCGGCCAACAACGGGGTCGGCACCGTGTCTGCGGCTGCGGCTGGCCTGTTGACGACCGACATTGCTACCGTCGCAGAAGCCGCCCCGCCCGCCGCCGCGCGTATTCAGCAAGTCGGCTTCGCGTTTGGTGCCGACGATATGTCGCTTACCGTGTCGGGCGGTACGGCCACGCTCAACAGCGCTGCGGGCGGTTGGTTCAACTGCGATATCCAAGTTGGCGAATGGATTTTTATTGGCGGCGACGACGCGGCCAACCGCTTTGCCAACGGCTACGGATACGGTCGCGTGTTGTCGAAGGACAACAACAACGTCGTGCTTGACGACGTTGCATGGACGGGCGGCACGCTGGCAACGAACGCGGGCGCAAGCAAGAGCATTCGCGTTTTCTTCGGTCGGTATATCCGCAACGAAGACGACCCGTCGCTTATCAAGTGCCGCACGTACCACGTCGAACGGACGTTGGGCGAAGACGACGACGGCACGCAGTCCGAATACCTCAAGGGCGCGGTCGCAAACGAACTCACGGCCAACATTCCGACGAAAGACAAGCACATGCTTGACTTCGGCTACGTGGCGCTTGACAACGAAGCGCGTACGGGGCTTGAGGGGCGCAAGGCGGGCACGCACGTTGCCTACCCCAAGGCGAAGCCCTACAACACGTCCAAGGCCGTATGGCGGCTTGCTGCGACGATCCTTGACGCGTCCACCCTGTCGCCTACCGGCATGTTTGGTTACGCGTCCGAAGCGTCGTTCACGATCAACAACAACGCGTCCGCAGTCGAAGGGGTCGGGGAATTCGGCGGCTTCGATATCACTGTGGGCAACTTCGTCGGCGGCGGTTCCGTAACGGCGTACTTTACGACCGTTGAAAGCGTCAAGGCCATTCGCAACAACAAGGATATCGGCTACAACGCAATTCTTGCCCGCGAAAACGAAGGTATCGTGTACGACATTCCGTACGCGGGAAGCGCCGGGGGCCGACTTGTCGTCGAGAAAGGCCAACCGATCACGTTCCCGCTTGAAATCAACGGCGCGGAAAGCCCGACCGGCTACACCATGTCGTTTACGGAATTCCCGTACCTGCCGGACGTTGCAATGCCCGCAGAATAAGGCTAACGTCTAGGGGGCTTACCCACAGCCCCCTAGACACGCAACAGAAGGATACCAAAGAATGACACTCGCAAGTCGCTTCAAGGCCGACACGAACCTTGCCAACGAAGGCGTATGGTTCAACTTCCCCGAAAGCCCCAATCTCGACAAGACCGTGCCCGGTTTCTTGCTTGGGCGGAACTCAAGCCAAAACAAGCGCTTTTCCCGCGCCGTGGCCGAAGTCACTGCCCGGTACTTGTCCGAACATGACGTCGCACGCGTCGAAGACCTGCCCGACGACCTGTACGACCAATTCGACGTTGATTTGTTCCTTGAAGGGGTCTTGCTGGATTGGCGCAACTTCCAGCCCGCAGACGACGGCGTGAATGTCGAGTACAGCGCCGAAGCGGCCAAGGAATATATCGGAAACCCCGATTGGGCCGACCTGTGCAACCTTCTTCGCGCGAAGGCAATTCGTACGTCCAACTATCAGAGCGGGGCGGCGAAAGAAGACGCGGGAAAATAGTAGCGGTACTTCTGCACGAAGCCGATACGGACAACGACGCAGAAAGTACCGTACTAAAACAGATCAAGCGTTTCGGGGGCGAAGTTCCCGAAACGTTTACCGACAAGCCGGAATTGCCGCCGCACCTTGACGTGTACTTGACGGCGTTCTTTGACCTAGACACCGAACGCAGCCTTGCGGACCTACAACCTATTCCGTGGTCTAGCATAGTTGCATACGCAGACCGATACGGGTTCACAGAAGAAAGCCTAGCGTATTACGTAAGGGAAGCTGATAACGCGTATCTAAAGCAACTGCACAAGAAACGGAAACGCGCATAATGGCTACGCTTCGATCCTTAGCACAACGCCTTTACGACGAAGCGGATAAGGTCGAAGACACCGGCAACGAACTTGCTAAGGGCGCGGCGCGTGTAGTGCTGCGCTCTTTGGTTTACGATACCCCCGTAGACACGACTAACGCGTTGTCCAACTGGCAAGTCTCACTCAATTTGCAAGTATCCGAAGAAATCGGGCCGTATTTTCCCGGCGTATTTGGAAGCACGCGCGGGGCAAGTGCAGAAGCCGCGCTACGGCAGGGCGAAGCCATGTTGGCCCGCAAAGAGCCGGGCGACGACATTTACATTTCAAACGTTGTCGAGTATATACTAAGGCTTAACGCCGGGTCGTCTGCACAGCATCCGGGGGCCTTCGTAGACGCGGCGGTATTGTTGGGCCGTAACTACGTCAAGGAACAAACAAGGGGTTAGGGGCAGTGGCCGAACGTATCGACATTATCATTACGGACCAAGTTTCGACCGCGCCTACGCGTAAGCTAAAAGACATGGCTGCGGCGGCACTTAAGGCCGACGCGGCGCTTGACAGGGTGCAAGGAAGCCTCAATAGCCTTGGGGTCGGATCACTCGACAAACTGGCGACGGCTTCGGCCAAGCTTACGACGGCACAGGCCCGGCAAACCGCAGCTTCGGCGCGGCTTGTCACGGCCCGCAGCCGCGAAGCAACGGCAAACGCAACGGCGGCGGTATCTGCGCAGCGCCTAGCGACCGAACAACAGCGCACGGCGATTGCGACGGAAAACGCGACGAACGCCGCAGCGCGTGCGCGTACTGCCCTTGTGAACGAAGAAGCGGCTTCGCTTCGTCTTGCTGCGGCCAAAGACCGGCAAGCTTCTGCGACGCAGCGTGCCGCCGTTGCGCAGAACATTCTTACGCGGAATAGCCGGGCAGTGCGCGGCGCTATTCAGCAAACAAGCTTTCAGCTTCAAGACATTATCGTACAAATGCAAATGGGCACGCGTACTAGCGTCGTGCTTGGTCAACAGTTGCCGCAAATGGCCGGGGCGTTCGGCGCGGTCGGGGCTGCGATTGGTGTTGTACTTGCTATCGGTATCCCGCTTATCTCTTACCTTCTGCCCGGCATTCTCGACGGGTCCGAAGACGCTTCGAAGGCCACAGAAGAACTTGCGGACGCTGTGTACGACCTTCGGGAAGCGTCCCGCCTTGCCCGTCAACCGTTGGTCGAACTTGCCGAAGAATACGGCGGCAATGCGTCAGAAGTGCAGAACTTCGTTGACGCCCTTGAGCGCTTGCGCCAACAACAGGCGCTTAACGCGTTGCAGACCGCACTTACCGCAATCGAACAAGACGAATTTTCGCAAAGCATCTTGCGCACCGTACGCGGTATCGACAACGTAAACCAAATATACCAACAGAACGCACGCGGTATTCTGTTGACGCTTGGCCTTACCGAAGACCAACTTGTTGCCGTGTCCGACGCCTACCGGCAGTATCTTGAGGCGGGCGACGATCAAGAGCGCCTAGCCGCAGCCGCCGAAAATTTCCGCGAAACCCTTGATCGGGTCGGCCTGTCGGGTGAAGCCAACTTTAACCGCATTACCGCAGGGCTTTCGGCGGCGGGGCAAGAATTCAACAACCTTAACCGCATTATCGAAGTACAGCTTGGCGAACTCGACTTGACCGAAGCCAACGCCCGTCGCGTGTTGGCCGCGTATCAAGACTTGCGCGACGCCAAAACGTTCGAAGAAGCCGCACGCGAAAGCCAAGAATTCCGCGTGTTGCTTGAGCAATTGGGTATCGAAGTTGACCAAGGGCTTATTCCCACATTGATTGACTTCGAAGGCACGGCCCGCCAAGCGTTCGCCAATGGCGGTAACGCGGCCCTTGCCATGCGTGACGACGTACGCAGTGTCACGGCAGAAATTCGCAACGCTATCGCAGCCCTTGACCAACTGCGGTCGGCGGGTATCAACGATCTACGCGTAGCGGAAATCAACCTTGAATTCCGCACAGACCCCGTAGGCCGGGCACGGGCACTTGCCGAAGAACGGGCGCGGGCAGAACAAGAGGTATTGCGCGACGGCGCGGGGCCGGGGGAAATCGCGTACCTTGAACAACAGGTGCGCTTGATCGGTGACGCCGCCGCAGAAACCGAACGGCTCAACCAAGAACGTATACGGTTGAACGCCGCAGACCGCGAAGCCGAAGCGCGGGCGTCGCGCGGCGGTAGCGGCGGTAGCGTAGCGTCGCGGGCACGGGAAGCACGGCAGGAAGCCGAAGCGTACCAAGAACTTGTGCGCGACCTGCGGCAACTCGACCAAGAACTTGTGGGCACGTCTTTTGCCTACGAAGCCGAACTTGACGAAGTGCGGGCGCGGGAACAAGAGCGCTTGGATATCGTGCAAGAGGCGCTTAACAATCGCATTATTGCCGAAGAAGAAGCCGCCGCGCGTGTCGTCGAGATTAACCGCGCCGCAGCCGAAGAAATACGGCAGATCGAAGTTACCCGCAATACCGACATTCTACAGGCGGCGGGGGCTACGTTTGACAGTTTGGCGCAAATGGCGGCGGGTCTTGCGGGCGAACAAAGCGCCGCGTACAAGGCCCTGTTTATCGTGTCCAAGGGCTTCGCCATTGCCGAAAGCATTATCAAAATCCAGCAAGCCGCCGCAGCCGTTCTTGCGGACCCGACCGCACTTACCCCGGCACAGAAAATCGCCAACTACGCGATTATCGCAGCCCAAGGGGCAAGCATTGTGGCGTCGCTACAGGCCGTACAGTTCGCAGACGGGGGCCGCGTATCGGGACCGGGCGGGCCGCGCGACGACAAGATACTTGCGCGGCTTTCCAACGGCGAATTCGTCGTCAACGCGCGGGCAACCGCCCAATACCTGCCGTTGCTTCAAGCAATCAACGACAACCGCGAACCGACGCGGGCAGTGCCGCAATTCGCGGACGGCGGGGCGGTACGGCCTTTCCGGGCACCGTCGCAGCCTGCCAAGATCGGCAATACCACAGTCAACAACGAAAACCGCTTCGTAGTCCAAGTAAAGAGCAACGACCCCAATACCAAGGTCCGTATCTCTGAAACGCAGGCCGGGGCGCGACAAGCCCGCATGGTGCAGCGCGGACAAAGGAACTTGTAATGCCAGCCTTTCACGAAATACAGTTTCCCGGCAAAATCTCTTACGGCTCTACCGGGGGTCCGCAGCGCCTTACGCAGATTGTCGGCCTCAAGTCGGGGTTCGAAGAACGCAACCAAATTTGGGCGCACTCACGCCGCAAGTACAACGCCGGTATCGGCGTGCAGAAGCTTGGGGGAACCCCGCAGGCTATCCAAGCCGTCTTGGCCTTTTGGGAAGCCCGTAGCGGCCCCCTGTACGGGTTCCGGTGGAAGGATTGGACCGACTTTACGTCGCATAACGGCGGGTGGCGCGTTAACGCCGCATTCGACGATCAAGCTATTGGCGTAGGCGACGGCGCACAAACCGAATTCCAGCTTGTCAAGAACTATCTGGACAACGCCGGGGGCTATTCCCGCCCGATCAAAAAGCCCGTCGCGGGCACGGTCCTAATCGGGCTTGGTGGCGTCGCTCAAGGTTCGGGCTGGACGGTCGATACCACAACGGGTATCGTCACATTTGACGCGGCCCCCGGCAACGGCGTGCAGATCACGGCAGGGTTTGAATTCGACGTACCTGTGCGTTTCGACGCAGACGAATTGGAACTAAGCGTAGACGCATTCGACGCAGCAAGTGTGCCCGCAATCGACGTAATCGAAATTCGGGTGTAGAGCGCATGGCTAAGACGTTTCCGGCAGGACTACAAGACCACTTGGACGAAGGCGCAACTACTATGTGCTTTTGTTGGCGCTTGACCCGCAAGGATAGCGTCGTAATGGGCTTCACAGAACACGACAACGACCTTACCGTTGACGGTACGTTGTTTGAGGCCGAAGCCGGTTTCGAAGGTACGCGGATAGACCAAACGATAGGTCTTGCCGTCGATAACCTTGAGGCGACTAGCGCATTCTCAAGCGAACGCATTACCGAAAGCGACTTGATCGCGGGCGTATACGACGACGCATTTGTAGAAGTGCTTTGGGTCAATTGGGCCGACACGTCGCAATATACCGTCCGGCTTACCGGCAACCTTGGCGAAGTCACGCACAAGGGCGTCGAGTTTGTCGCAGAACTTCGCAGCTTGGCGCACCGGCTTACGCAGCGTGTGGGCAGGTTCTATAATCGCACTTGCGACGCTGTGTTTTGCGACGTCGGGGAACTCACGCCCCGGTGCAAACTCAACGCCGCAACCTACACGTTTTCCGGCACAGTGTCTTCGGTTGCGTCTAACGGCAGTTTCACGGCTACCGGACTGCCGGGGGCTAACGACGTGTACACGCGCGGACGATTGACTTGGACTAGCGGCGACAACACCGACGCAGTACACGACGTCCGTACGCACGTAAAGGACGGATCAAATCACGAATTCGACCTGTGGACCCCAACGCTTAACGCGGTACAGCCCGGCGACACGTTCGACATACTACAAGGGTGCAAGCAAACGTCCGCAGCTTGTCAAGCATACGGCAACATACTTAACTTCCAAGGGTTCCCACACATGCCGGGCAAAGACGTTATCACCGACTACCCGGTAGAGGGTGGCGACGGGCAGGACGGGGGCGCACTTGTCTTCTGACCGTACACATATCGTAGACGCGGCTCTAGCGTGGCGGGGCACGCCCTACCACGATCAAGCAAGCGTAAAGGGCGTCGGGTGCGATTGCTTGGGGCTTCTGCGTGGCGTTTACACCGAAGTTACCGGACGTGTGCCCGAAGAACCCATGAACTATTCGCCCGCTTGGGGCACAGTGGACAAGGACGAACGCTTGTTGGCCGCAGGGCACAAGTACCTTGAGGCCACAGATTACGAAGGATGGAAACCGGGCGACGTGTTGGTGTTCCGCGTAAAGAACGCGGCTTCGGCAAAGCATTGTGCAATCGTCGTGTCCGAAACTGAAATGGTACACGCAGTTTCCGGGCGGAATGTCTGCGTTACTTCTATTGGGGCTTGGGGTTCGCGCGTAGCGGGCGTGTTCAAGTTTCCGGGGGTCAAATAATGGCAACTCTAGGCGTCGCAATTATCGGGGGTATCGTGGCCGCAGGCGTGGCCTATCTTTTGACGCCTACCATTAACACCAATCAAGAGGGGGCAAGGCTCACAAGTTCGCGGCTCACGACGTCTACAGAAGGCGCGGGCATTGTCCAACTTTTCGGACGGCAACGACTTGGCGGGCAGATCATATGGGCAACCGAATTCAAAGAGGAAGTGACCAAAGAAACGCAGTCTTCGGGCGGCAAAGGTGGCGGCGGGCAGTCAACTACGATCACAACGTACAGCTATTCCATATCCTTCGCGCTTGCCTTCTGCGAAGCCAACGGCAAAGCTACCATGTCGCGCCTATGGGCAGACGGTAAGGAAATCGACATATCGACGCTTAACGTGCGTTTCTACGACGGTTCGCCTACGCAGGTTCCCGACCCGTTTATTGAGAGTGTCCAAGGTGCGGGCACCGTACCCGCGTATCGCGGCATTGCCTACGCCGTATTCGAAAACTTGGAACTTGCCAACTTCGGCAATCGCGTGCCGCAGTTCACGGCGGAAATTGTCGTACCACTCGACACAGAAGACCCCGACGATATCCAGAATTCCGGCGAAGCATTTTGCCTTATTCCTGCGTCGGGCGAAACGATCTATCAGGCCGAACCCGTGCAACTTGTCACGGGCGCGAACACGACGAAACCCGACAACGTGCGTAACGCGTTCCGGTTGCCCGATATGGTCTATTCAATGGACAACCTTATTCGGATGCAAGACAACCTTGACGCCGTATTGCTTGTCGTGTCTTGGTTCGGGAACGATCTACGCGCGAACGTGTGCCAAGTGCGCCCGCGCACCGAAAGCCAAAACAACCGGACGCTTACGCCGGACGATTGGACCGTTGCGGGGTATACCCGCGCGTCGGCTCAAGTCGTGCCCTATGACGACGACGGACGCCCGGAATACGGGGGCACGCCAAGCGACGCGTCTATTCTGTCGTGCATTGCGCACTTGAAGTCGAAGGGTCTTCGGGTCGTGTTCTATCCGTTTATTCTTATGGTGCAGCAAGACGGCAATACCCTGCCGAACCCGTACAGCGACAACGAAGCTACGTTGGGCCAACCCGCGAAGCCTTGGCGCGGTCGGATTACGTGCAGCCCCGCAGACGGATACGCAGGAAGCCCGAATAACACCGCCGCAGCCGCAACGCAAATCAACGCGTTCTTCGACGAATACGACGCAATGGTTGAGCATTACGCGGACCTATGCGCGACCGCAGGCGGGGTAGACGGGTTCCTTGTGGGCACCGAACTTCCCGGCCTTACCCGCGTTCGCAGCGCCCCCGGCGTGTATCCTGCGGTTACGCGGCTCAAGCAACTTGCGGCCTACGTCAAGGGCGCTATGCCCACAACGAAGGTAAGCTACGCCTGCGATTGGTCGGAATGGGTAGACGACGCAAGCGACGGCCTGTGGTTTCACTTGGACCCGTTTTGGGCCGACGCCAACGTTGACTTCTGCGGCTGCGACAACTATTTGCCCTTGTCCGATTGGCGCGACGGTACGCAACACCTTGACTACGACGCAGTAAACGGGCCGACGTCCGAATACGATATTGCCTACCTGCAATCGCAGATCGAAGGGGGCGAGTATTGGGATTACTACTACGCCAATTCGGCGGATCGTACGAACCAAGTTCGCACGCCTATTACGGACGGGGCCTACGGCAAGCCTTGGGTATACCGCCGCAAGGGGTTCCGCGATTGGTGGTTGAACCAACATTATAACCGTCCCGGCCACGTCGAAGACGCTTCGCCTACGGCATGGGTGCCCGGTTCGAAGCCGATTTGGTTTACTGAATTCGGCGTGCCTGCGGTCGATAAAGGCACCAACCAACCTAACGTGTTCTTCGACCCGTCGTCTTCGGAAAGCGCCTTGCCCTACTTTTCGTCGGGTTCGCGCGACGACTTTATTCAACGTATCGGCGTCGAAGCTACGTATTCGTATTGGCGGGATAACGCGCCTGACAACGGGTCCGGCCTCAAGATGGTTGAGGGGCACAATATGTTCGTATGGACATGGGACGCCCGGCCCTTCCCCGACTACCCTGTGCGCGGCACGGTATGGTCAGACGGCCCGCTATGGTTCAAGGGCCATTGGTGGACCGGGCGCATTGAGAGTATCCCCCTAGCCCGGCTTGTGGCCTTCCTGTGCCGCCGTGCAGGGCTGGCAGACGGGCAATACGACGTGTCGGGCCTCTACGGCCCCGGTGCCCTTGTGAGGGGCTTTAGGATCGACGAACCGGAACCCCTGCGGGATAGCCTCAAGGCGCTTATGAGCGCCTACCAGTTCGACGCGTTCGAAAGCGAAGGCAAGCTTAAGTTTATCCTGCGCACCAATACGAAGCTTACGACGATTGACGAAGCAAAGTATGTCGTCACGCCGCAAAACCCGGTAGGCGTCGAAGTGACGCGCGGGCAAGAAACGGACTTGCCGCAGAAAATCACCGTCGAGTACGTAGACGAATTCAACGACTTTAACGAAGCGTCCGTTGACGGCAAGACGTCGCGCGGCTATTCGCAGAACGTTGACAAGATCAAAGTGCCGGTCAATCTTACGCAGGATTACGCGCAAGGATTGGCCGACAGTAAGGTGCAACAAGCATGGATCGAACGCCAACGGGGCAAGATGGTTTTGCCGCCGTCCTTGGCCCGTTTCGACCCCGGCGACGCCGCAACGTTCCGCGTTAGCGGGTTCGACCTAACGGCGCGGCTCACTTCTGTGTCCATTGGCGAAAGCATGGACGTAGAGTTTTTCGCGTTCGACCCTCAAATGTCGCGGTTGCCCGTCGTAGGCGAAGAAGAAAGGCTACCGGGGCTTGTCGGATTGTTCGGCCAAATTGGCTTGTACCTTATGGACCTGCCGTTGCTCACGGGCGAAGAAGCACAGCCGCACGAACCGCGCGTCGCAGCTTACGCTAACCCGTGGCCGGGCGGGGCTAACGTATTCCGCAAGAAAGCCGACGACACGTACGCGTTTAGCGTACTGCACCCTTTCCGCAACGGCGTAGGCGAATTGTCCGCGCCCCTGTCGGCGGGGCCTGTCGGCGTATTTGATCGGGGCACCGTGCTTTCCGTTGAAATGTTCTACGGGGCGCTAACAAGCCAAACCGAAGCGCAAGTGCTGGAAAGTTCGACCGCGCTTGGGGTGTACAACGCAGCGAAAGACGA